ATTAGTTAATTACATACACATAACTACAATGAACGTTGAACATTTAGTAGAAGTTGGTTCTAGAGCAGTTTACGATAAGTTCACTGACACTATTCCTAAGTACAAGTTACAAGTAGCTTTCATGGCTATGATTGAAGCAATTAAAGCAGCATCATTAACTGAGTCAGTTAGCATTAAGGGATTTGGTACATTTAGCACAACTGAAGTTAAGGAACGTACAGTTAGCACTATCTTTACTAATGAACCTAAGTTAGTTGAAGCTCATAAGAAGGTTAGCTTCAGACCAGCTAAAGAATACAAGAGTAAAGCACGTTACGATAAACAGGGTTAATAGACGAAGTTATTTAACTACTGCAACATAAAGAAAAAGCACCTTCAATTAAGAGGGTGCTTATTTTTTTGGTCACTAACGTTATTATAACATGAACGCATCTGGTGGTAACTTACTATCTACATTTAATCTAGCTACGATACGACCAACTCCAATAACTAATGTTCTATCAAATGTATATTCAATTAGACAAGTTCCATCAGGATGATACGCCGGACTCATGAATGTTATCTCAGTTCTAGTTAATCTAGTTACTATTGCATTATCAAACTGATATTCAATGTTGTCTATAAACAGAGTTATATGAGATTGATCTGTATATGCTTTCTTTAATATCTGATTAATAGTCATAGTGTTATTCAAATAAACCTTTAATATAGTTACGAGTCACATTAACTGTAACACCATAACTACTATCCATTATATGTTCTCTTATTTCAGCACGAGTTGTATTACCTGGACTATCTGTAATAACTTGAAGTGGCATATAAGTAACGATGTTTGACGTAACTAGATGATTAAGTGCCATCTGCATACTATCAATAGCATCATCATTCTTACCACGTGGAAACATAGTAGCTTCTAGTAATAGTGGTTTAATCCAACTATGTACATTCTCATCTGGAACTAATACGTTACCTGCATTAATTTCTGGCACACAACTAAGGATACGTTGTTCTTTATCACCTTTAGTTATGAGTGGTATAAGTCCAGTTATGGTACGTTTAAGTAATGCAATTACAGCATCTCCATTTGCACGTTGTTCAATTAACCTAGTTCTTATCATCGGATACTTATTACACAACTCAATTATGGATTCTACTTGTTTAAGTATATCCATTTTGCCATACACTAAGTCAATAATGTAGAACTTGTTATCCTTACGTCCCATAACTATAAGTGACGTATTATCGCTAGTTTCCTTATCGTTCATAGATAAATCGAATGCCATGCAAGTTGCATCAAACTGAGTTGGAAGTATGTACCAATTCTGCCACCATTCACGCCTAATAAGTCCACCACCGAGCGGAACTGGTTGTTGTTGATATTGACTAGCATAGCTCCATTCCTCGTCCTTCTTGAGCCTCTCAACCACATCTCGCGGAAATCGAATTGGTTCAAGTAATTCATTCTGATTAGTGCGCCAATCAGTCCAACCAATGCGAGTCCAGTATCTCTGAGTGTCTTCATATTCCATTGGGAGACATAGATGTTCCCAAACTCCTTCTTGTTGTAAGAAAAAACCAGTCATATCCATTTCACTAACCCTTTGTTGAACCAAGATGATAACACCTTCTGATTGGTTGTTTAAACGCGACATCAGAGTATTGCTGACCCATTGATTAACTTTATCAAGTGTATTCTTACTATATGCAGCGTTAGCTTTAACAGGGTCGTCAATTATAATTGTGTCTGCACCAATACCAGTGAAGATACCTTCAGGACATGATGTGGCGAATCTACGACCATTAGCATTATTCTCATAGTCATTCTTCATATTCTTATCGCGTCTGAACTCCCATGGTGTAGCACCCATATCGCGCCATACTGTAGCCATACCTCGCTTATACCAATCAGATTGCATTATCTGACGACTATGTACACTACCTTCTTCTGCTAATCCATAACCATAACTAACGTTGGCGAATTTAAGATGAGGCTGCCTTATCCAACAATAGGCTGGAAATGCTTTAGTTACTAATGCTGACTTAGCAGTTCTAGGTGGTACGTTAATTATAAGTCGTTTTATTTCACCAGTTAATGTTGCATCTAGATGTTCGGCTATTGCGTGTAGATGTTTAGCTGGTAGGAATACTTCGCCATTGAATGTCTGCCAACTATGAGCTAGGAAACTGTAACTAGATTGATATGCTTGAACGTAACTTTGTTCTTCTAGTAGTGATTCTAATTCATACTGTTCATCCTTATTATCTAGTATCGCTAGTTCATATAACTTGTTCTCTATGTTAGCTAGTTCTTTTTCTAATTGTTCGCGGGAAGTCATGTTAGTATAGTTTAAGTTAATAACGTGGACTAATCCACCATAACAGATAATGGATATTAAAGTGGAAACCATATGATTATACAGAACGTAAGTTTAGGTAAATAGATCAAAGCTACCTAGTTCATGTTAGGTAGCTTATTTAGTGCGCGTCTTGTACTTAGTATAAATTTATACTTAGGTTAGGTCGCGCCTTGATTAGATTGCTTCGTTGTCCTACCTTTTTTCTTACGTGATAGTTTTGCTTTTGTTTTAGATTCTATTGAAATCTTGCATTCCGTCTAGAGTTTTTAAATGTTTATTTACTAAGATTACACCTTTATTATTTTTATTCATATCTTCTTTAATGTAATATCTAATAGCTGTATTATTTGATTTAGCTGTATGTGCTATTTCAATGTAAGTGTCTGACATACTATCATCATCTAATTTAATATTATTATCAAGTTTTAAATTAGATGGTGTTGGTGTATTTTTGTTATCTATTTTAAAATAAGGACTATTTGATACAAGTTCGTCTAATTGATCAGGATCTAATACTTGACCTTCTTTAAAGTTTTTAGCTAATTTATGTGGAATAACTAATCTCATAACTGATTGATGATTATCTATTATTTCTTTAGGTGTAGTTAACTTCATTGGATCAATGACATTATTTACTTTGTTAACTTTACGTGTACTTTGTCTAACTAATTTACCATTCCTTAAATAACTACGAACACCTATAGTTGTTAATGCAACACCTCCAAGTAATCCTGCTCCTATCATTAAGTTACGTTTGAGATTGTTGTTCTTAGCTTTACTTTGTTTGAACTCCGCTATATCTGACATTAAATAGATCATGTTGTTATTTAGTATTGTTGTTATCAAGTTGCTTACGTATTAATAGATATCGAAATTTTTAATTCCATTTGGATATACTTCATTAATGAGAACACGTTTTTTAATTTCATTAGCTATTACTCTACGTAATTTACGGTTTTCAGGTGTTGGTTGTATGGTTGTCATTAAACCAGCTAGAGTTCCTATACTTGCTTTATTATCATATACTTTAGCAAAGTTTCTATTTTTCTTACTGTTAGTTGGGAGTCCAGACATTCTAGGATTAGTAGTTCTACCTCCATAATATCTAGTTCTCTCAGGTTGCTTTTTAGCTAACTCTATAGCTGATTTAATTTGACTTGCTTCGTCTAATGGTACAGGTCTATCATCTCCCCAATATTTAGTATTATGTCTACGTTTTTCCCATTTGGTTGATGTAGTTACATCTGGTAATAACATCTGTTTTTTCGATACTGGTAATATTGGTTGTTGAGATTGCGTATTTCGTTTACTTGATTTACTTCGTTGTTTTACATTTTCGACTGTACCATCCCAAGGATCTGGTATTAAATCTATTTTCTTACCTGATTTTTGAACTTTACGTGTACTTTGTTTAACTAATCTACCATTGCGTAAATAACTTTTAACTGCAACTGTTCCTAATACTCCTGCTCCTAATAATCCTCCAGCTATCATTAAGTTACGTCGAGTGTTGTCTTTACTATTCTTCTTGAACTCAGCTATATCACCAATTAAATATATTTGCATAGTTATTTATCATTATTATCAAGTTGCTTACGTATCTCAGCACGTCGTAACTCTAATTCTTCTTTAACTTTATCACTATCAGTTAGTAGTTTGTTTAAGTGAGCAAGTCTAGTTTTACTTACTTCCTTATTCTTACGCTCAGTTAATGTTGCTTCTTTAATCTCATCTAATAGTGATGCCGTGTTAGGCTCACCTAGAATACTTCTCACTGTAGTTACGCTATCTTTAATTGCTCCTATTATATCTTTGAGATCTCTTGGTTTAAGTGGTGGTAAATCATCATAACCTCCTGTTACGTATGGTTCTAGAAACTCTTCCATTAGTTGATTAGTCTTCTCTAGTATTCTTAGATGTTGTGCATCGAACTTACCGCTTTCTCCCATCAAGTCATCTAGATTAATTTCGGTATTCTTGATGCGTAGTTTACGTTTGAATTGAGTACGTTGTAATAACCATTTGCCACTTTGACTTCTATTTCTTATTGTTTCTAGTTTGCAACCATATTGTTGACATAGTTGTTCATGAGTTGGAAATGTCTTACGTTTAAGTCCAGTACCTGCATCTCTCTCATCTCTACCTTGTACGAACTCTCTTTCAATGATGTCCCAGGGGAATAGTTCATTTGCCATGACGTAATTATGAGTTTTATTATTACCTTAATTCTACATTGTATTAGTGGGGGTAATGGTATATATAGTTGGTATGTAGTTTTGAGTTAGTTGTGTAATGTATGATTTATGTATTTGTTTCACCCAAAATCCCACATTCCTCAACCTCTGAAACCCTTACTGTGTAAGGGTTCTAGCCTTCAAAACTATGTAGTAGAGTATGTAGTAGTCAGTGTATATTGAAGAAGTGGAGGAAACGACCTCACACACTGAACCACTGAAAACCAAATAATCTCATCCTACGGGAAAGTAGATTGTTGTAATACTTGATATGAAAGTTAACTAATCATAGTTAATAAGTCATTAGTTAAGTGAAAGTAGGCAACTATAGCACTTAACTATCTATGACTATCCGCTAATCCCGTAATGATTTATAACGTTAGTTCTCTATCTTAGAACTGATAGTAAGTAGATGTAACTGCTTGGGATAACCAAGACTACAATAACTCTAGTCGTAGTATTAATAGTATTAATACCATGTAGAGTCAGGAGTACATTAAGATAGCTATTGATAAGATAAATGGTTTAAATACCCGAACTAATAAGCTAGTTAATAAATCACTTCTAGCGAGAGTAAAATAGTGGATAACTACTATGATTTATTAACTATGGTGCAAGTCCAGAATTAAAAGTAATGTTTGCTAATACCATAAATTAGCTAGGTTTGTAAGGGTGACTAGTTCTATGTCACCTGACAAGGATCTATGAAAGCGGTATCACGTTAGGGGCTGGACGTGGATAATATACGCAATATAAATGTATTGACTCAATTTCTTAAC